CCACTTGATTTTTGCCAAGTTCCACTTCCATATAAAACCCAATCTCCCACTACAAAAACAATAGGACCAGCACCAAAGTTAGCCGTACCAGCAACATTACAAATATATAAATCTCCAGCATCTCCTGTGCCGTTTACTAAATAAGGAGTATTTGTTGCAGCATTCCAAGTACCTAAATAAGTAACTACCGAAGATGGCAATTGAGATACTGGCACTTTACCTCCTGAATCTAAAGTAGCAACACCATTAGCTGCACCCAAAGGAACTGAACTAACAACCCCACTTGTACCTGTCAAAACCCCTTCTAAATTCCTAACCTTTGCACCTGATGAAACAACTATTTGATTTGCCATTATTATTAATTTATAACTAAATTATTGAAAAAGACTTCTTACGAATTCCCCACTTTCTAAAACCCTACTAAATGTTAAAATACCTGTTGCACTTACCCACTTTACTTGTTCATCAATTGGAGTTCCACTTGATAAAATTGCTTGTACATCAATACCACCTCTTGATACATAAAGACAATCCTTACCTATCATATCTGAATATGTTATTGTTGTTTCTCCACCTGCTGCCGTTGTTCCTTTCGTATAAACTGCTCCACCTGCTACTATTACCACTCCACTTGGGTTTATTGTTGTTCCTGTTAAGCCATAAGCACCTGACCCTTGTAATCCAACTGAGTAAGTAGCTATATCTTTATAAGGAGCATTGATTTGTAAACTTGTTAGATTACAATTACCACTTATAATAACTAATCCATCTACTCCGTTATCAATAACAAATTTTACTAGAATTTGAGTTCTATTTTGTTGTTGCTGAAGTAGGAAAAGATAGCCATAACCATCTAAAGTTATTAAGCCATCACAATTAATACTCCAAGATGCTATGTCATTTTTGTATTCACGATACCAAGCACTTGTTTGAGAAGTTACTTCCTTTTGGTCAACATTAACTGAAAATGAACAATTAGTTGAACAAGCAAATGCTATATCTCTACCAGTTGGATAAGTTTCCGAAGCTGGTTCGTGATAATAGAGCATTATATTTTTACCAAGTACTTTGTCTGCCATATTGCAAATTTACTTAAATTAACGTATTGTATGATATTTCATAACCATTAGTTGCAGTTATGTTTGTATTAGATATTTGTAGCAATGTTGCTTGAGTTTCATCATTAGGATAACTTATTGTAGAATTACCTAACATATATGAATTGCTTGCTACATTTATTTGACTTGGGTCTGTATCAGTAGCTTTAAATAACTTAGAAGCATTTAGTATTCCATTAGATGTAGAAAAGCTAGATAAATTACAATCTAAATTAATAATATTACGAGCATATATATTAGTAAACTTTTGCATTAATAATTGTACTAAACTAGGGAATGTTGTGCCTGAACCATATTCGTACCAAGTTGATGGATTATTACCATTACTTAATAATAAAATACCTTTTTCTACTGGATAATAACTTCCACTTGTAAAATTACCATAAGGAATATCAATGCTTTTTACATAATCTTTTGTATCATTTATATAACTAAAATAATAAATTTTATTAATTAAAGGCGTAACAGTAAGTGATATATTGCTTAATTGAGCAAATGTTCCTGTTCCTGATTCTAGTGAATATTTAAAATGTAATTCTCCAGCTATTGGAGTAACTGCCGTTTTAAAGTTGAATGAATTTACTGCATCACCACCCCCACCTGTATATGGAGGAACAGTATAAAATTGAGAACTTGTTACCCAAGCAGTACCATTCCACCAATAATTATTTGTACCATCTGTTAATAATACATAAACAAAACCTCTTGGACTTGCACCTAAATCTTGTCCTTGAAATATCCAAGAAAATGTAAGTCTTACTCCACCTATTATTTTAGGATAAGAACCTGATGCTATTTGAATAGAAGCGTCATTAGTTAGTGATGTTGTTCCTTTTACTAATCTATATTGAGCAAAAGAATCTGTTGCATTATCTACAATTGTAACACTACTACCTACTCCGTGAAAATCAACAGACCAATTACTTGCGTATAATCCAACATAAGGTCTAAAATTACCATTTGATATATAATTGTCTGCTATTGATACATCATAATTATATTGTACCTTATTAAACCCCTTCTTCATTATTTTTAATTGTGAATTATCTAAGAAGTATAATCCACTTGTATTTCCAACATATCCTTGTATAGTGCTTAATGTGTTTAAATTGTTACCACTTGATGCAACTGTTCCTGTATATGTATATTCAGTAAACCAATTATTTTCATTTGCAAATTCATTAACCGCTACTATCCACCATTTTCCACCAGCTTGAAATATTCTGCAACCAAATGATTTAACAATATTAGATAATACATCAAATGAACTAATATAAGTTACTCCATTATCTATAAAAGTTCTATAAGGTAAATATGTTTGATTAAATGGCTCACTATAAGAATGTATTGCTCTATCTTCCATACCATTTGCATAATAAGAACAAATTGTCATTATATTAGGATTAGTAGGAAAACCAACACCATTTAGACATAATCTAATAAAATAAAGTAAACTATTTAATGAATTTATATCAGTAGTAGTTGCAATAGGCAAAGGAATGCTTTTAAGTAAGCCTAATCCATCAACTGCATTAAAAGACAATTGTTTTCTTCCTGTTGAATAACTTATTTGAACATTATCACATAATACCCAACCTGACCATTCTAAGTTAGCATCTAAAAATAGTTTAGCAAAATACTTTCTATCATTTAATGTTGTGAAATCAGGAACATCAGATAAATTATCAGTTACATCCAAAACAACACCTAATTGACTTGCATAAATAGGTTCAAATGGGTCATCAGAAGTAGGTATATATTGTAGATTAATACTTACTCCTTGATATTCAATTAGACTACCTCCATAGGCATCTTCTTGTAAATATAAATAAGCAGTTTTCCCTGTTTTAGTAGCAAAAGTTGCTTTGTATTTATTTTGATATGCCATATTATCTTCTTAGATTAAGATTTGTATTTGCTCTTTGAGTTGCTAATACTAAATCACTTCCTTTTAATAAAAATTGACCTAACAATCCACCTCCTCCACTAAATCCCATTCCACTATCTAATGCAGCAGCACCTAATGGAGTAGCACCAACACCTAAAGCAGTTAAAATAGCCTTAAATATTAATGCTTGTGCAACCATTTCAACTAATTGTATTGCAATTCTTTTAAACGATTCTTCTAATGCTTTTCCTATATCTCCACCATTAACAAATGTCTCAAATACATTATTAAATCCAGCAGATACTACCGCAGTTAATTCAGCAGATAATTGCAATTGTGTGTTTAAAGTTTCTTGGTCCTTTGCTGCTTTTGCTGCTATATCATTTTGTGTATCTGTGTACCAAGCTGGAACATCTTTACTTAACTTATCTGTTTTTTCTTTATTAAGTTCGTAAGGCATTATAACTGCCTTTCTATTTTGAGCTCTTGTAGGTCTTGTGATTTCTTTTTCTGCTCTTATGTATGCTTCTAATTCTTTAAGATAATTACTTACTTCACCACTTTGTGCTTTTATAGCGGTTGTAGATGTTGTAGTAGCATCTCCGTTCTTTATTTGTTCACGAGTTAAATCAGTTAATTTAGATTTTAAAACAGTTATATTTTTATCTGTTTGTGCTACTTCTTCTTGATGTTGCCCTAATGCAGAATTTGTTATTTTTGTGTTATATTCAAGTGAAGCCATTTCTCCAGACGCATTAGTTAATGCAGCTTTAAGAAAAATGTAAGAAGCCTCTGCTGCACCTACCTTATCCCTCATTTCAGCTAATGTATCTAATTGCAATCTTGCTTTTTTCCCTTCCTCTTCTGCTATCAAAGTTGCAAACGCTTGTGATAATGCTTTACGTTTTAAAGCCTCTGTAATACTATTAATAACTATTTCTAATCTTGCACCATCATTAATGTCTAACTTTTGTAGTTCAATGTTTCCTTTATATGTATTTTGTAATTGACTTAATGCAGCTGTCCTTTCATTTGTAGATAATGTTGTGTCTTTTACTATACCACTTAGAATAGTTAACTTATCTCCTTCTGCCTCTGCATTACCAGTTGCTTTTGCAAAAGCATCACTCATTTTTCTTTGAGCCATATCAGCCGCAGATATTTGCTGAATGTATTTTGTAATCTCTGGTCCAAATGCTACAATAATAGAAGTTAAAGCACCAACTGCTAAACCAACCCCTGCTGGACCTGCTAAACTAGAAACCATAGACTTTAATGCACCTGTTGTACTTCCAGTTGTTTCCTTTAATCGTTGGAATGATTCCAACATTGGATTAATGTTATTTGATATACCTATAAATCCAAAAGGAGCATCTTGTGCAATCCTAGATAAGTTATTTAAAGCAAGTGCAGCTTGATTACCAGAATTAGGAATGCTTTTAAATGCATTACCTAAATTATTAGTAGCGGTAATTGTTTGTTGTAGATTATTAACGGCTTCCTTATTATCTGCCGTTATCGTAATTTTAAGAGTTTCGTTTGCCATTATTTTAATTTACTCCGTACAACTTTAATGTTCTTTTAAATTCATCATCTGTCAATTTAGGAGATTCTTCTTCTATTTCGTCTGTTGGCAAAGGGAAAAATGCTTTTATACTTTTTGGTGCAGAATCAGTTGTATTTGACCTGTACATCATATAAGCTAAAGTTCTAGTTCTTTCCCATTCCTTAATCTCCTTATTTTCATAAGATATTCTATATAATAAAAATTCTCGCCAAGATAGTTGCCAAAACTCGTTAATCGTCAAGCCAACTTCTAGTGCGAGAATAATTAGTGAATCCCAACTATAAAATCCTATTTTTTTTTTGCCTCTTTCTTGGTTTCTTTTAAATCAGGAGTCATTGAATCTTGCATATACTTCATAAATGCAATCAATTGTCCTTCTTTAGCAGATAACCCACCTACTTCATCTATCCATTCACAAACCTTATACTCATCAAAATCAATAGGCTTTTGTTGGCTTTTATAACCACTTTCAGCAGCAGAACTTATAATATTAACAATAGTGTTTAAATCATAATTTCCAGTAGATAAAACGTTTATTAGTTCTACTAGAGTTTTATTCTCTAATTCACAAAAACGCTTCATTGCCCAAGTACCCCATTTTAAAGGGATTGTTATGTTGTTGTTCAGTCTTAATTCAAACATAGGTTATTTATTATGCAGTTTCAGTTTGTGTTAAAGGCGGTGTAACTACTGTAAAAGTTGCAGTAAATTTAACATCATCCTTATCATCTGCTTTCACACTAAAATCGCTAATAAATACAATACCACTATAAGTTATATCTCCAGATGTTGGAGTAGCCTTACCCATTTTCATAGAAAATTGAGTTTTTGCAGCGTGAGCAGCATACAATTGTTGATAAGAATCCTTACTTGGAGTTCCTGTTTCATCAATTGCAAATCCTTCACCATCAAACGATTGTTTGAATACAGGACTTGGAACATAAGAGTTGCCACATTTAGAAGTAGCATCAATTGTGTCGTTTGTTGATTTAAAAGAATTTGTTGTTAGACAAGCGACTGGTTTGAATGTTGCGTCTCCGTCTATATCAGCTAATAGGATATAATCCCTACCGCTTACTTTAGTTTCTGCCATTTTATTTAATTTTGAGTTATTATTATATTATATGTTATAATTGTTCTAAAGACATTGTCAATAGGATTTAAAGCATCTAAATTTCTTATACTTTCAACACTTAAAGAAGATGAATAAAATCCATTACTTAAAGTTATTGTTGTGTTCGAGTTTATTGCAGTTAATACCAAATTGCTAATTTCTTCAGCTCGTTTATAACCAAAGTTAGCATTTTTTGTGACAATGTCAACTGTAATTGAAACTCCATTAGTATATCCAGCTTTCC